CTGGATTGTCGTTATGGATTTCTGTGCATCCTTGCTATTAATGATTGAGAGAAGATTCTCTCCGAACTCAGTAGCCGAAACCGTTTTCGTCATCGTATTCCTCATCTTCATCTTCTGAAACTTCCGAAAGGTGACTTCTGGCTGCTGCACGAAGTTCCTTATCAAGATCTTCGTCTAACAAATTTTCATCTACTAGACTAAATTCGTCAAACACCACTACAAGGATGTCTGCTACTTCTAGTCGCTCTTTTGGCGCAATGTGGGATTTAATGCGAGCCCACAGCTCTAATAACAATTCATGATTATCGTTCACCATTATGCCTCCTCTGTTGCCAACACAATTTTCTCTGCATCGGAATCTAAAATTACCGCATGCAAATCATCCTGTGTGAATTCATCCATAATTACTTTCATCTTTTCCAAGTCGTTCCACTCCTTGCGGAAATACTTCATCTCTTCGCCTGTCTTCTTGGAAATATACTTATACCGATTACCCTCTTTGGTTAACACACCTGATTTCTCAAATAGGTCAAATAATCCAGAGATCGGATTCATACCAGACTCCCAGGGAATATCAATCTTAATAGATTCGAATGGTTTAGAATATCTCGTCTTCACAACCTTGCAGGTTGCACGAATCCCCCGAACTTCTGAACCAGTTTTATTACCGTCTTCGTCTTCCTTAAGCTTATACTTTTTCATTGCAACAACAATACTTGATGCAAAAATAAAGCCTGATCCACCAGTAATCTTATCATCGGGATCAAACATATCCTGACTTGCATATGTATGATTTGTAACTGCCATACCAATGTTTAAGTCTCCGAACATGTTTACGCAATTCGATACAAAGGCCTTCAATTGTTTTGCCTTACGGCCCATATCGCCCTTCATATCTCCTGCCTGGAATTGATTAATATCAGTCGGTGTTAACAACATACCGATTGAATCAATAACAAACAGAATTTTAGGTCTTTGCTCACGCGGAAGATCTAGATAATTAGCCTTGTACTCAGAAACAAAATCATGAACGATTTTAGCTACTTCATCTACCATCGATGCACTAATACGCAACATCTTATCTTCACTTGTATCAACACCAAGGGCCTTTAACCAAGCTTCATCGAGTGCATTCTCTGTGTCAATCATGACAACAAAAATGCCCTGCTCTTGTGCAGCCTTTGCAATGTTACCGGAAACGATATATGATTTGCCAGCGCCGGATTCGCCCGCAAATACAGTAACCTTACCCATTGGGATTCCGCGATAGAAATCGCCGCTGATAAGGAAATTAAGTCCATAGGAACCTGTAGTGATCCATGTATCTGGGTCATTGAATCCTGTAGAAATACCTGTAATGTTTTTAGTCAGAGATTTTCTGAACTTTGAAATGTCAAATGGCTTTGCCATAGGTTCTCCTTAAGATGTATGGGGCAGGTATTTACCCTGCCCCTTGTCAAGACTTACTTGTTTCTGTTACGAAGCATTGCAAGAATTTCTTGCGGTGACTTGCCTGCTGTTACAGGTGCTGTCGCTTCTTCCTTAACTACAGTCTTAGGAGGATCTGCATCAAATGGAGGATCATTGTCATCAGCAGCTTCGACTACAGGAGTAGCCTTAGGAGTAACAACTGCTGCCGGTGCCGGACGTGTTGCTGGTGCAGAACGTGTTACACGCTTGCCTTCGCCGCCTTCGGGATCATCACTTGCGGACGAATCGAAGCCGAATGGCTTGTAATGTTGACTCCAACGTGCTGGATCATACAATTCGCCATCCAGCGATTCTTGGAACATTTCAAAGATAATTGCCAATTGTTCGGCAGATGGGCGCTTTGGAAGATATGTTGACAGATCAACCAAACCATATTGTTCGATTGCTGCTTGCATTTCTTCTGTAAGGCTTGATTCTTTTCTTGCCCACTTTGAGGTACCGTAATCGGCAAAACCGCCCTTGCTTGTCTTAGAGACAATAAAGTCAGTACCGTTGATATAATCAACTGGACTATTTTCCATATCGGGATCCATTAATGCAGCCTTGATGATTGCAAAAATCTGTGGACCCATAATGAACTTACGGATTGGATTTTCGGGAGCATCAGTTTCGTTCAGTGGATCTTGCTTAACAAAACCCTGCATATAGAAACTACGCTTTACCCAATACTTGCGTGCTGTCTCTTCAAGAGACTTGTCTTTCCACCACGGACGAACTTCATTCAAAATTGGGCAAGTCATTTTGCCGTCCCACATTTCGATACATGGAACTTGAACAACAACTGGCTTGTTTTCGTCTTGGCCTTTAATGCCGGGGAATGGGAGTTTGATAAGTTGACGCTCTGCCCAGAAGAATGTGTTATCTTCGTTGGCGTCTGGAGCGAATCGGAGTGTTGCTGAAGTGCCTTCTGCAATATTCCAGTGTGCGTAAGTTGCTTTGTCTCCGCCGCCTGTGCCGCTGGAGCCCTTACGTGTGTCTAGTGCTTGTAATTTCTTACGGATTTCTTCGAGTGTTTTTGACATGATTTTATTTCCTGCTTTAGTTTAAAATTGAACGCTATTAATTGAGCTGCGATCTACTCGGGTCACGTTAAGCCCTTTCGCATCTTACCTGCTAAGGTCTTCGTATGCAGCTAGTATACGAAAACCTTGTGTGTTTGTCAATACTTCTTAAAAGAAGTTGTAATCATATTTATCAAAGTAGGCCGCCAGGTCAGCGGATTCTTTGATATCTTTCTTAACTACAGAAGCTTGTTCCGCGATCTGTAAGTTTTCCAATACCTGTGTAAGTACCGCCTTCTCGAAATCGTTGACTTGGCCTTCCTTACATAATTTTGTACCGATCTTATTAACAAACCCAGAAAGTTCATCATTTTCCATGATCCTTAATGCTAGTTCATTTAGTTTGAATCCTAAACGAGCATTCTCGCTTGCGAACTCAAACATCGGTGTAGTATTTAGCGACTCACGCCTAATCATAACAACATTAGCGGCAGCTTCTTCAATACGCTTATGGAATGTATCGCGCTCCTGCACAAGTTGCTTCACAATTGGAAGTACCTCTTCAAATTTTTCATCGAATCGGCGAATAGTAAAAAGTTCCTTTAATCCGCTTGTGTCATCTTCGGCAAGTGCTTCGCGTTCAAATGTTTCCACACGAGCCTTAACTGTTTCATAGGTCTTTACACCTGTAAGCTTTTTAAGTTCTGTGCGAATGGTTTCAATGTTTTCTTTAACTGTCTCGACAATGCCGGAACTGTCTTCATTAATAAGTTTATTGGTTGTGACATAACGATTGAAGGATTGTAGCTTCAACAGATTACCTGTGTTTTCAGTAATATATGAACCTACCTTGTCTCCAAATGTACCACCATGAGCCATATGCTGAGCCATAGCTCTTGCACCAGGCAGATAATTATGTGGGAAACGGAAGCGTTCGCCATTAGATTCGAGGAAAATTGCGCTGATATGACGTGTACGTGAACCGCGTACATTCTCATCTACAGGTGTCTTATGTTTTACAAGAATTCGTACATTTTCCAAAGTCTGCTGCGACGTTCTTGCCGAACCAAACATTCTGCTTAAACTTTCGGCGAGTGTATTCATAGTGTTGTTTCCCTTCTTCATCTTTGCCTGATAGGCATAATCTCTTGGCTGGATAGTTTTACCAAATACTTTAATATCTGAATTCATTAAAAATTCATCAGCAATTTTGCGAATATTTTTCTGTAATCCGTCAATTGAGTTATCAACATTAGCACCTTTGCTAAATTGAATACTATTACTATCTTCGTCGATGGTTACCATGATGTTAGGATTGGCCACAAAGAATCTACGACCGACGGTAGGATCAGTTGTTTCTGCACCTTCGTCATCGAAAATTTTAATTTGTAATCCATTACCCTTCAGTAGTGAAAATACTTTTCCTGCCAGGGTGTCCATTTCGACCATATAAAATCCTTATTTCTCTTATTTATCAAAAATCAGATGAATACTGGCATCGGGGCATCATAACTCGATTCGTGATCTGTAGCGATGTTACTGTTGATTGCTGCTTGAGATTGATCATCCCATGTCGATATATAATCGGTCATTCGGACTGCAAGAATCATTGCCATGATAAGATCATCTGTTTGTCCAATTCTAGCTTCAAATGTATTGCCTCTAGAAACAAACACCTTAAGTTCTGAAAGAATACCTCTAGAATTTAACTTCATCTTACCGGATTCGATTAAGAATTTCAATTTAGCACATGCTTCTAGTTTTGATTTATTTGTAGTAACAAATCCTGCGCGGCGACCAGACTTACCTTGTAGACGATTCTTTGGATCATGCAACATTGTTCCAGGGAAGTTTTCTTCGCCGGTATCTCGAATAACTACTAGAGCAGCTTCACCTAAAGAATTGCTTTCTACAGACCAATATGTCTCTGGTTTTCCTGCAGCATAAATCTCTTCTAGTATACGCCTCATAGTACGAACTTGTTCTTCAATTGGAGTCTTATTACTACTCCATTCTGCAACCTGCACCAACGAAGGTAACTCAAGTACCTGGATAGCAGAATTGTCTCCACCTGTTCCCATAGATGGATCAAGTGAAACAACATATGTCATGTTTTGACGAATCTCGGAATACCAGCGTACCTGTCCCGATTTACGAATAGGATTAGATGGTTCAAGCTGTGAAAGCTTAACAGGATTGATAAGTGTCTCTTCAAATGTAATGAACTGGCACTTATGTTCGCGCAAGAATCTGTCTTCTCCAAGACCGGCAAGTTCGGCATCGGCCCAGGCCTGATCACGGTCAGGATGTGCTTCCCAGGTAGCAATATAAGGTCTAAATCCGTTAACACCTACAGTAGTTTCATTACCGTTAGCATCGACTAATTTATTAGCACCAAACCAGATGTCAGCAAATTGATCTTCATCGGTATTAGGAGTTGATGTAATAATACACTTACCTCCTGTGGACAAGGTAGGTGATAGTGAAGTCCAGAACTCCTTAGCAATATTTGGTTCCACGAATGCAAATTCGTCAAGATAAACAAGTGATAAGGACATACCACGACCAGTATTTTCAGTTGTGGTAGTTGCTACAATGCGCGAATTATTATCGAAATCAATAGAACGTTTGTTGTAGGTCTTTACACCTGCACGAATATGATCGGGCACAGATTCATAAGCATATCGAACTCTGTGCATAATTTCTTGGGCACCATCATATTTGTTAGAAGCAATAAGAATTGTTGCGTCATCGACGAACATAGCATACCAGAGTAAATATCCGGCTGCAACTGTTGTCTTACCCATCTGGCGGCTAACCATGTTGATAGATTTTCTGTTGGCATGGTAATTATCAATAAGGTCTAACTGAAAATCATATAACTCGAGTTTCTGCCTACCCTTCATCGGGTGTTGAATATACATGAAATTTTCAATAAAGAATCTCGGACCCGAGACCGGGTCTAGGCAGGCCCTAAGTTCATCTATTTGTTCTTTAGAATACGATACCTTTGTATAGGCACGCTTTACAAGTTTATCGTCTTGATAAATTGCCATGATTAGTAACGACTATCTCCGTAGTCACGCTCGGGTTCGTCAAAGTCTGGTTCGGGGGGTTCCAACTTTTCTGCCGCAGAATCAAACGATGAGCCAAGTGCCTTAACGTATATTTCGGGATTTAATAATTGTTTCAGGACTGCTGGATCAAAGTGTTGGTAGAATTCCTGTAATTCCATTGCATCATTATTTACATAGTATTCAGCACCATCTGTAAATTGAACACTGGTTACTGAAATGTCTCCCGATGTAGCATATTCATAGGAAGTATAAGTAGGATTATCTGTTTTATAATTCCATCCGGTTGGCGATTCGTCTGATTCCCAACCTAATCCTGCTTCGGCTTTAACATCAACGGAATACCCGATCTCAGCTGGTTGTCCATTTCTATTCATAGCGGTCGCAGATAAACTAATTGACCCATCATAGGTAATAGAATCACTATCTGCGTATGGATTTTCGTGAAGCTCGGTAACCTTTATATCAGCTACCTGAGCACTTTCAGTTAATTTTTTTTTTTGACCTGCTTGTGCAGATTCCTTAAGGAAATTTCTGTATCCGTAGACAAGTTCCTTATGCACTTCTGCAACTTGCATTTTCTTCTGTTCTGGATTATCACCCTGGCGTGCGCCAGATGGCCCGACAGCTCTTACAACAGGGCCATCGGCACCGTTGGGGAAGAAATCATTTCCATTAGCATTATCGACATCATTGTATCCATTCTGCATATCAAATGCTTCTTCAAATTCCATATCGCTGGCACTGCCGTAGTCTTCATCGGAACCGTGACCTGCACTTGCAAGAGCTTCTGCATCATCGGAAAAATCATCAGGGCCGTTCATCATATCGAATGCGCTATCATCAGGAAAGAAATCACTTTCTAGACGTTGCATAATTGCATCATGCTCTTCACCCTCAATGCCTTGCTCTGACATTTCTCTAGAGATAACATCAAATGCTTCTTGTGG